CACCAATGTCGCCGCCAGTTTGAGGATCACTCGCCTCTTCTATCGCCGCATCCTGCGCACTGACTTTGTCAGCGATCTCAGCCGGTGGCTTCCAAACCACAGGATCCGTGTCAAACTTCGGTCTAGCATCCGGCGTCGGCGTAAAAGATGACAACTGAGCCTTCGGAAACTCAGGTGAACTGTCCGTCGGATTATTGGCGGCAATCTGCGTGGCCGTGTCGCCCGTATTATTCCACCGGGCCAATGTTTGATTAAGCGCGTCACCCTTAAACGGATTGCCAGCGTCAGCAATCTTGCCAATCTCATTCGAGTGACCGAGCCTGTCATCCAAATGCGCGTAGCGGACATCCGGGCGCTCGTAATACTTCATCACCATCTTGGTCGCGTCGGCGCCAGTGGGCTGNTCAGCAATGTGATTGATGTAGCGATTATACTCGTCGCCNCCNGGGCTAATTTCCTTNTTCAAGAAATTAACGCTCGTCATGTGGTCGCTTACAGGCTGGCCCGTCGTCTTGGCGAAATTCTCAAATTCATTGCGCCTCGCGCCCGTCCACTGACCCTCGCCCAATCCGCCAGCGCCACCCTTNACAGGATTAGTCTCTTGCGCGCCGGGNCTAATCTGACCGCCCTTGTTGGATTCATGTGAGAAGTTAGCGGCAAAGCCCTGCGCCGCCGGCGGCTTCATGCCTGAGTTAATCAAGTCATAATACAGCCGCATCGAGTTGCCGTAATCAAACGACCCAGGTGCAATAGTCGAGGGCGCAACATTCAAATCATACTGCGGCTTGTGTTTTGATGCCCCGCCTACGCGCAAATGCTGACGAACAACGTCAATCGCATCCAATATTGCCTTGTGATGCTCTGGAGGAATTGGACCGCCGTTAGCATAGCCCCGCGTTAGGCCNGACAGAAAACTGGACATGTCTCCCATGCCGCGCATGTCAGCCTCGCCAAGCANATTACCCTCTTGGCTCAAGTCTCCATAAGGGTTCATCATTGAGCCCGACGACGGCGACTCTCCAGACTTGCCAAGCGGGCCCATGAAATTGTTCTTCATAGCCTGCGCGTTCTGGCTGTTCGCCATTGAGCCGCCGCTCAAGCCACTAAACCCGAATAAGCCGGAGGTGCTTTTAATGCCAGACATTACGCGACTAACGCCTCCGCGTTGAACCTCGTTAATTTCCCGTCCATGCGAGATGTTTCCACGATCGAACCATCCGGCGCTTGCGCAACCCACTGCACAGCAATGGGGCCTATGCCCAACGCCATCCAGTATCTGGCGCCCGAAGCCTTCCCGCCGTTCCACGATTGCGTATAAAGAAACTGCAACACGTCGCTGTATTGCGTCCCGTCACGCAGCGTGAACGTGTCGTGCAAATACTCCCACCAAATGCACTGAAAGCCTTGCGCCATAGCAGGAGGCCAAGATTGAAACGGGTCCATCTTTGGGCTGTTTTGATATGTGCCGCCAATCGCAGCAAACTCGCCCCAGCCGATTGGTGGGCTCATCACAATCTTTTTGCTCTTCGTGGGATAATCATCGCGCCATTCTGCCACGCCAAACCCAACGCGATACTGGTAATACCAAACGTCGTTCAAGACGCCCTTATCGTCGTAGTCAGAATACAACATCGAGTCAGAGCCAACGTCGTAACTAAATACACTTGTCATTGGCGGTAGTGTTCCGTCATCGACCGTGTAATCGAAACGACGCAGCTCGTTTGTTCTGAAAAACGGCCAGTAGGCAGCCGTAAATATTAAATCCGACATTATGCGGCTCACGCAAATTCACCAAAATACTTTTTTTCAGCCGCTTTTCTGGCTGTAATCGCGTCATCAACGTCGTCAAAACCGCCAAGGTAAATTTGTTTATTGTTCACTCGTATTTCAGCAAACCAGCGATTGTCGCGCTTATTCATACGAACGCCGCGAATACCCGTCGTGTTGTGTTTGAACATTCCTGAATTAGCGCCATTTTGGGAATGATTTGCCTCCCTCATGTTGCAAATACGATTGTCTTTGCCGTTGCCATTAATGTGATCAATCATCAACTTTGGGAATGATCCGTAATAAACAGCCCACGCAACGCGATGACACCACAAATCACACCCAAATATCGCAAGACGAAAATACCCGCATGACAAAGAGCCAGCTTCCTTTCCAGCGCAGCGCGAATTCCACGCATTGCGGATTCTTTCATTAGGCATCAATTCAGCCGAACGCTCTTTCCAAAATAATTTACCCGTTTCTGGGTCGTAATGAAGAAGCATGCGAAGAAAATCAGGAGTGATGTCCCTTGAAGTCATCTTCATTGCTCGCCCTCACTTGGATACGCTGGGACGACGCCGGGGATAGGAGTTTCTTGGCCGCGCAGACGATTAAGCATGTCTTTGTCTAGGTAGTTATTTGCTATTTGCTCACTGCCTGCCGGACCAGTTGCTAATTTTTCCGCTAGTTGAACGGCGGCAATACGCTCCTTGCTTTCCCTATCTCTTTCTCGGTTCGTGGCGTCAATGATCGACGCGCCATGCTTGGCGACTGTTTCCAGATTCTGCGCATGCAATGTTGCTTGCTGGGATTCCATGTCGCGCTGGCTATTGAGCTGATCCGCATGCAACTCGGCCATTTTGACCTGCGCCTCGCGCTCACTGTTCTGCGTCTGGATCTGCAACTCAGCTAGCTTGGCCTCGATCTCCTGCTTCTTTAATTGCAATTCAGCAATCGCCTGCGGGTCGGCTTGACCATTAGGCTGCGCGCCACCAGCGTCCTTCTGAGCCTTCAACATCGAGGCCTGCGCCGTCATAGACTTCGCATCAGCCTCCTGCTTGAGGATCTTCAACTGCGCCATCTGCGCCATCATCTCAGGCGGCGGATTGTTGCGCTTGTCCTCCGTCACCATGAACTGCTCTGGATTGCTCCAACCCATGGAGCGCAACGCCGCAATGTCTACCGCGACAGGATCATAAAGGCTCGGATTGCCTTGCTGTAATTCCTTCAACGCCAAAATCTTCATCTGGCGCTGCATCTGGCTCGCCGTGTTAGGGTCAGCCTGCGGGACAAGGTCGTAATCATTAATCGCTTGGACAAATTGCTGCTCAGTCCACTGCTTGTCGTAGCGGTTCTGCCTCGCAAGAAATGACTCTGGGTGCTCCTTGAATGTGCGGACGAGTAACTTAAACTCCTCGCTCTGCGATTGGTGCATACGCTTGTGAACCGCGTTCAGAACCTTCGTCGCCTGATCAATCATCGCTAGCGTCGTGCCAACCGGCGCATCCTGCCTGCCCTCACCAACAGCCAACTCAGCCGTGCCGCCAATGCGCTGACCTGTTTCAACCATGTTCTGCACAAGGTTAAACATCGCAGGGCCAGGCTCTTTATACGGCAGCGGCATAACTGCTTGGCTAATCGGAACGCCACCAGTACGCACCATTGCGGCGCCACCCGGAGGCACACGGAAAATATTCGTTTGCTGCCGCGCTCCCTGATCGCTGATCAGCAATCCAGGGAAATTGGCATACATCCCCGCATCCAACATCTCGCGCCACAGCGCAGTAACGGCCTGCGTCGTGTTGCCGAGTATGTGCAACAGCCCGATGTCGTAAAATCCGAGACCGGGAACAAATGTGTATTTAACGAAATTCTTGCGAGCCTTCGGGAGCTCATCGCCCTCCTCGCCGCTCGGCTCGTCATAGTTGCGAACGATCGATAGGATCTCACGCGAGCTCACATCAATCGTCACGCGATACGGGATCTCAAGGCCCGTCTCTTTGCCCTTATACTTGTGCTCAAAGCCGACAATGTCTAACTCGCAATAGCACTCGTATATCTCACGATCACGATCCTCCGGGTTCACCGCGTCGGGGCTCACGCCTTGCTGGCTGGCCTTCTCCAACTTAACCGCGTCTGGATCATTCTGGCTCGGCGCAATCAAATCAACGTCACGATACACGCCCAAAATCTGCAATCGCTTCACCGTGCTTGGCCGCATCATCACGCGATGTGTCACACGACGCGCATCCTCCAGCGTCACCGCGGCATTGTTCACGATCATGTCGTCGGCATCAACCGACTCGCTTACCGGCCTTCCACGCAACGGACAGAAATAAATCTTCTTGAATGATGTCCCGCCAAAGCCAAGCATCAACAGCATGCGGTCGGTGTCTGGATAATACTCAGTCGCAACCGCAGTCAGATAATGGTTGAGCGCATCCTCAAGATCATTCGCCAACTCGTCCTGCTCAATCGTAGAGCCGCCGAGGTCAACACGAACCTTCACTGGCCCGTCAGTCGGAAGCAATTCCGATCGGGCGTTGCCTTGAAAGCGCAGACACGCCTCCAACAACATTGGATGGCGCACNCTACTCATGCCTTCAAGCGGCGCCCCATCAGGCGAGCCCTGTGACGNAGCCTCAAGCTTCAAGCCAAGTAGACGCAATCCCGCGGCNCGGTCCTCAATCCACTCCTGCCGGCTATCAAGGTCGTCCTGTATGCCGCGCAGCAAGTCATCAGCAATGCGGGACAGTTCATTGCCATCAATGTCATCGACGAGGTTCTCAAACCACTCACGCGCCCGCTCAGCCGTGTCGTCATCATACACAGGTTTGCCATCAATGCTGATCGTGATTGAGCCGTCCTCATGCTCAACACGCAGCAATGGGTCGCCCTCATATGATACGATCTCATTGTCCTGCTCTTGCGGCGCCACAGCGTCATCCAAGCCACCAAGACCACCGAGGCCATGGTTCGGCCCCTGACGAAGATTATGCTTTAGGTTTTTGTTGAAGGACATGCGGCCAACAGACTGTTACGCAAGAGGTGAAACAATCCGTCAATTATAAAGGTTTGAGTCTCACATCCAAAACGATCAACACTGATAAAGTGGATCAGGTGGGCGTCCCTTGTGCGTCATTTGATCTGTTAGCTGCTCAGTCCACTCACGACCCCTCAACAGCATGCCAGCCTTGCGCATATAAGACAGCGCCATCGATACAGTATCGACGATGTCGTCATGCTTGCTCTTCGGAAATACGGCACACTGATTGATCGCCAAGTCGGCCCACGTCTTGTTCGGTGCGTAAATCAATTCATCATTAAACAAATGCTGCACGGCATACAGTCTCGCAACTTTGTCCTGACCGCGAGGGTCAATCAACTGAGTGCCAAACATGTCGCCGCCATACACTCGGCGAATCTCTTGCGCCACGCTGATGCCAGCCGCCTTGTTCTCTACAAGCAGCAAATCAACCTGCCACTTCACACAGGCCTCTCGAACACGCTCCACCAAGTCATGGAGCTCTAATCGCTCCGTCCAGCAATGGATCAGCATCACCTTCGGATGCTCTTGCGTGTATTGACGGTTGAGGATGGTCTGCATCTCGCCCTCTCGCGTGATACTCCCCGTAATCTGCGCAGTCTGCTCGCCGCCAGACCACACGCCCCAGATCGTCATCGCAGAAGGGTCATTCTCCTCCTTAATCGTGTAGGCCGTATCTAAACTGGCACACACAAAATCAAACTGAGGGAAATGCTCATGCGGCCACAACTGCCAAGACGCCCTCGGTATGATGCCGCCGCCTCTTGGCTCCGGTGATTGCTGGAATTGAGACGCAGTCGCCCACGCGCCCATGATACGCTCGTCACGCTCAACAACCTCCTCTGGAAACCTCTTAGGAAATAAGAGCTCGCCCTCAAACTCTCTCAGGTCTGCATAGCCAAGCTTTGTCGGCATCGCACGGCCAGGGTCAAAGCGCATGGGAAGCATAATGTGGTCCCACGCATCAGCGAACTTGTCCAAGATCACGCCAGATATGTCGTCCTCCGCGAGACGCTGACAGATGACAAGGATCGCACTCTCCTGCGGACTAGAAAGGCGCGTCGGGACTGCCTCAAGGAACCAATCTGTCGTCGTCTGCTTGATCTGCGCGGACATCGCATCAGACACGCTGAGCGGGTCATCACACACCACACGATCCGCACGAGCCCCGGTAATTGATCCCGCCGCCGCAGCCATGCGCCAGCCAGTTGCCGTGTTCTCGAAGCGCGTCTTCTGGTTCTGATCGCTGGTTAAGACAACATGAGGCCACAGGCGCTGATACCACTCACTCTCCACGACACGCCTCATACGCAAGCCATCGCGTATGGCGAGATCCTGGCTGTGGCTCACGCAGATGTAGCGCATCGAGGGCATGTTCTTTGGCCCCCACTCCCAGAGCGGCCAGAAACAATTCACGAGCAGACTCTTCATACAGCCCGGAGGGATATTAATGAGCAGCCGGTTATACAAGCTGCCATCAGGCAACACATGCTTGTCAGTCACGGCCTCAAGATGGGCGCACAAAAACTCAAGGTGCCAGTTGGTAACAAATGGCTGGGCCGGCTCTATGATTTCCCAGCAATACTGGATGAAGCTATACAGGCTGCGCTCGCACTTGGTCTTGCGCACATCATCAAGCTGCTCGCCAGTTTCAACGTAACGCTTGCCGAGATCCTTGACGCCGAGTGAGTGCAGGTCAATGAGAGGCATGGCTCAACGCTGGCGCCCTTCACACTTGTATATCTCGTTATGACCCTCAGATGGCTTCCGTCGGTTAGCCTCTTCTATGCAGGCATCAAGCGTCTTGTAGGTCGCCACATAATCACACGACTCACCGCTGGACGACATGAAGACACATAGGGTGAGTATAAAAACCATTAATCGACCCTCATATATTCACCAGCATTTTTCTCAGCCCATTGAACATACGCTTCATGCGCTTTCTCAGCGGTATTGAAATAACCTAGAAACTTACACTTGCCGTCTTTTGTTGCGACAGTCACCCATTTCTTATAAGTGTTGCACCAACTAACACCCTTAAAACCAGATTTATTGTTTCGCTGTTTTTTGATGTTAAACCCGTTTTGACTCCTATTTGCCTCCCGCAAATTAGAAAAACGATTGTCGTCCTTTATGCCATTTACATGATCAATAAATTCAACAGGCCAAAACCCGGTCATATAAAACCATGCAAGACGATGCTCTTTATACAGCGTGCCATCTACCATCACATGCCTATAACCTGACTTGCTCTGCGAACCAGCAACGTCACCTTTCTTCATGCAGTTGGCAGATGGATTGCGCCAGATAAACACACCAGTGTCAGGATTATAATCAAGGGCATCCATAAGCCTGTCGCGGGAGATCACGGCTTCTCTCCTATGGGTCGGCCCTGTAGAGCCTCTAATGCCTTACGGGCTTGGCGTAGGTCGCCAATTTTTATGCCAAACGCTATCGACATATCGTCGCTGCCAAGGTGTAAATCGCTGGCGTCAGCAAATGGTTTAAGCGCCGCCTTTAATTCAGCGACACGGTCTGTCAGGGCAACCATTGCGTCCGAAATCAAAACGGCGTCCCGCTCTAACGCCTCAATCCTATCAGCCGCCTCACCAAGCATCCTCTGGCCCGTTGTGACATGGGCTAGGCGTAGTTTTTCAAGCAGGGATAATTCAGTCATAGGCCCTTCCCTTCCAGAACAGCCTTGGCGCGCTGGATCGCCCTCTCTAACGGAATCCGATATTTGTCAGACACAAAACAATGCAGGCATTCAATCAATTCACGCCGCTCTACAGCGTATCGGTCACAGGCATCGCGCAGCAATTCTAGTTGGTGCTCTTTTTCATTCAGCATCATGCGGAGCCGCTCAAGGTCCATCAGGCAACGGCGCTCTGTGTCGCTCTCAGTCACTTCTTGGCCCTCTTACTAGGCTTGGCAGTCTTACGCTTACCTGCGGCCTTCTTAGACGCCTTACGCAGCGGCTTTAAGCGTATCGGACAGATGCCGAGCTCCTTCAGCTTCTCCCTAGCGTTGCCCAGGCGCTCCAGGTTGTCGGCTATCTCAGCCTTGAACTTTGCGGCCTGCTTGGTGAGCACTCGCTCATAGCCCTGCCTCTGCGCTTCCATGTCTCGGACGCATGCGGTGTATT